CTAAATTTACTCACTTATTAGTAGAGCCTCAGGCTGTACCGATGTTAAGAGAAAGATTTAGAGCAATACAATTAGCAAGAAGAATCCAAGTAGGAGAAAAAATATTTTGTGATTATAAATGTTATGACGGAAGCTCTAAATTTGATACTAAAGAAATGCACGATTTAATCGAAACTATATTAGATATGGCTAGTGAGTGCGGTTTAGATATTGTCTATTGGAAAGATGTTTTAGATTATGAAAGGTAAGAAATGGGAAAGATAAGTCAAAAAGATATTGTGTTAAATCATTTAAGAAAATATGGGAGCATATCAACAATGGAGTGCTACTCAAAATATAGAATAACTGATTTACAACACGCTATATATCTTTTAAGAAAAGAGAATTATAAGATTACTGATGAATGGGTTAGTAGTAAAAATAGTCTAGGTTGGGCTAATAAATATAAAAAATATACTTTAGTTGAAGATTAAACTTGGAGGTAATATGAACGAAGAAAAAGAAGCTATAAAGCAAAATATAGAAAATTTATTACATTATGGAGTAAAAGCTCAAATGCCTGTATGGGTTGAAGAAATGAGTGAATTAACAAAAGTAATATGTAAGTGGGCTAGAAAATATGACAAGTTAAATGGTGATATAAATATTCAATTATTAGAAGAATTTAAAGATGAAATCACCGATGTCACAATTTGTTTAGACCAAATAAAATATACTATCGGTTTTATGGAAGATGAATTAATGAAAAGATATGGATATAAAACTGATAGACAAGCTAAAAGAATTGCTGGTGAAATTGATGAGTGAGGAAGAAATAAATAAATTAAGAACTCGTTTACAATTAGTTGAAGATAGTAATAGAATTTTAGTTCAAAAATTAAAAGATAAAGAAAAAGATATGAAATTAATAAATAATTTATATCTAAAAGAAAAAGAAAAAATTAATAAAATTTATAATGTTGTGTCTTCTAATAAAATAACTGAAGAAAATTATTTGAAGATGGTTGAATGGATAAAAAGTGTAATTAAGGAGGAAACAAAATGAAAATAATTATGATTTTAATAAATGTAGTATGTTTGATTATTGTAATAAAAAGCACTATATCAATTTTTAAAACTGATAGAGAAATGACTAAAATGTTTAAAAAATTTGATGAAGATTTTATTAAAAAAATGAAAGCTTTAACTCTACATTTAACAAGTGAAGAAGCGTTAGAATTAATACACGAAGTTGTAGATATTCCTGAAAGATTTTATTTAGGTGTTAATAGTCAGGATATATTGGAAGTCACTTTATTCTTAAGTGATAAAGAAATGCCAAAAGGAATGGGTAAATCTATACAAACTTTTAACTTAGAGAGTTATAGACCTAGTGAGTTAATAAGTTTTGGAATTGAATTAAAAAAACATATAGCTGAAAAGGTATATAAAAATGAATTGTGATATTTGGGACGAGTGTATATTTGACTTTAGAGAAATACCTGTAAAATGTGATAATTGCGGGAGTGATAAAGTTAGATATACCTCTAACAAAGAAGTTTACGGGAGAGTGTATGGTAATGGTGGTTGTTATTTATGTGATGATTGTAAAGCTTATGTTGGCGTACACGATACCAAAAGCAAAAAACCATTAGGAAGATTAGCTAATAAAGAGTTAAGAGAATTAAAAATGGCTTGTCACAGGAAGTTTGACCCATTATGGAGAAACACTAATTTTAAGAGGACGGATTGCTACGGATATTTAGCAAATAAATTGGGATTACACCTAAGAGAAACACACTTCGGTTGGTTTGATAAAGAATATTTAGAAAGAGCTCTATTCGTATTAGATAATACGACTTATAAGGATATTAGTGAGTATATAAGGTCAAGAAAATGTTAGAAGAAACTATTGAACTTCTAACAAGACAAATGTTAGAAGATGTATTTAATGATAAAAAGAATAATCAAAAAACAATGATAACAATTAGTAGAGCTGATTTATATAAATTTTGTATTAAATTAGTGAAATTAATAAAACGAATTGAGGATATGGAGGAATAAAAGTGAATCATAGAGAATTAGCAAGAGAATATTATAAAAAATGCGGAATTACTTATGAAGATATTACTATGAATAGTTTATATAAACTAATACAGCTATTAAACAAAAGAATAGTTGAAGCTGGTAGTTGTATGATTATGATAAACGAGCCTAAATTAAAAGGTGTAAATAGAAACATCATATTTAAAAATAACAAATTAGTATTTGCTGAAATTAGAGTAAAAGGAACTTATTTTGATGATAGAGAAGCAATAACTTTTAATGAAGATGGTTTTATAGGATTATGTGGTTGGGCTGATGGTTATAATTTAACACCTTTTGTTATGGGATTTAAGGATTGGTGTGATTATATGAAAAATAAAGTAGGTGATGATTTTGAATGATATAAAAATAAGAATAAAAGATAAAAAAACGGGAGAAAAATCTTCACCTGTATCAATCGAAGAATTAATATTTAATCAAAGTGAGATTGAATTTGTATTTGACGAATTTGATACTGATAGTTTTATAGGAGAATTTCCAACGCAAATTCCTTACAAAGACTTCCTATTTTTTAAAGATGATTATGAAGTTATTATAGAGGTAAAAGGAGAACAAATATGAGTATTTATATAGGAAATAATAATAAAATTAAAAATTCAATAATTGGAAATAATCAAAATATATTATCACTAATAAAAAAAGGAGATATTATTACTTATGATTGCGGTAGAGTAAATTTTGTAAATAAACCTTTTAAATATCAAATGTATTTTGATAAAAATATGTATAATTCAACTTTAGATTTAAGAATAGTTAAGATTCAAAGATATGTTAAAATTTTAGGTTTTTATAAATTAAAAACTATCTATAGTGAGGTATAGTTATGCAAGTAAATGATGTAGTGCAATTTAATGAGAATCATAAATGGCGTGGCTCACTAGGAATAATAGGAGAAGTTAAAATTTGTGGTGATGATATTAGATATATGGTAGGAGTAGCAATACCTCAACAGGGAACAGCTTTTATATATGTTATGCAAAGTGAAAATGCTATTGAATATATAGGTAAAGCTATATTAACTATGAAAAATGGTGAAGAATAATGTTTGTGATAGTAAGCAATTATGATGTAGCTAGACCTTATTATATGGGTAAATATACACATCAGGGAGAATTTTATCCAACTTTTACTAATAGTTTGATACTTGCTAAAACTTATAAAACCAAAATAAGAGCTGAAAATACATTAATATTATTAAAACATAAATTTTCACACGATTATAATTTAGAAATAAAAGAGGTGAAAAAATGATGTATGAATATAAAGAATACGAATATAAAGAGGATTGGTGGGAAACTAAAGACCATAAAAAAATAAAAATATGTGATATGGAAACATCTCACATTGAAAACACCATTAAATTTTTAGAAAAGCGTCCGCATTTTTATGATGTTAGTATTTGTTTAGGATATTGTGATGATGACGATTTTGAAAGTTATGATTATGAAGATAATTCTCATTTAGTTTATAAAAAAATAGAAGAATTAAAATATGAACTTAATAAAAGAAAGGGAAATTTATATGGATAATAATTTAGAACTTACTTTCACGATAGATAAAGAAACTCAAGAAAAGCTAAAAGAAATATTAAATGCCGGTGGGTTAAAACATTATTTAATAAAATTAGAAAATAATACTGAGATTGATGTAGTTGAATATAAAGATTATAAAAAATTAGAATTAGAACTGAATGATTTAAAAAAAGAATTAAATAAGCTTAGACATACCCATTATATAATTCAAAATGGTAGAGGTAATTGTAAAACTTACTTAATGCAACTACAAAAAGAAAATAAAAAATATGAAATTAACACAAAAAATTTAATTAATTATTTAAAAGGTGCTATAGAATTTGAAGAAAGCGGATTCTTATTTAGCTCTAATAAAAGATTAAAAGTTTATCGAGAAATATTAGATATGGTGAACAAATGGCAAAATTAATAAAAAATTGGGAAGAATTAGCAAAAGTACCTCCAACTGATAAATTGAAAATAGAAGTTGATGAGGATATGTGTTGCGGGTGGATAAAACCTATAGATGATAGTGTAGAGATTGAATATGGTAAAAATTATCATTATTTATCTACTCATACTTTTTATGGTAGTCAATATAAATATTCGACTAAATTATTACAGGAATGTGGTTTTGATATAGAAATAGATAATTGGGACAAAGGAAGTGATAATGTGATAGGTGGTAATTTAGATTATAGTATGTATGGTGTATTTAATGGTAAGCCAATGATACCAAGTTATAATAGAGAAGAAAGAAGAAAATACATAAGAACATATAAAAATAGTAAAGAAGCAACTTATTGTGATTTTTGTAAAGCTAAAACATTAAAAATTACTGATGATAATTGTGAAATTGTTTGTGAATTATGCGGAAGAAAACAGGAGGAAAAAAATGTTTGATGTATGTATAAAAAATGATTATGCTGTATTAAACACTAAAGACTATGGATTCTATTATGGATATGAATTTGATAGAAAAGAGTGTGAATGTGGAGAAAGTATAGATATATGGGGATTTGAGGTGACTAAAGGTAATAACTCA